TCGATATCTGCCTTAACGATATCGGTCTTGAGACGGAGAACCAGAAAAGCTACGGCACCAGCCTTAACAGCGTAATAGACGAGTTCCTATACGCGAGGTACGAGATATACCAGTCCCATCAGAAGAAGTATCATATCACTTCCAACCTGTCCGTCACGGATTTCAAGAATCGGTTCGGAACTAGACTTGTGGACAGGTTCAAGAGTTTTAACGTGATAATCCTAAACGGAGAAAGCAGAAGAAGATAACATGGAAATAACAGAGAGATTGAGAAACACCCCTACCGGTTTGATCGTGTTGGTAGGAGACATGAAAATTATCGTAGAAAAGTACAGGCCGTACTACAACGGCCAGAACAAGATCCCGTGCAGGGGATGCGTCTTCCGGGACGAGGGAGCGAGATTCTGCGAATACTCATCTGCTTGCATGGCCCATTTG